GGAAAGGCAAAGTCTGGGGTAGTTGGGTGCGATATATAATCACCAACTCCGTCTAATAATAAACTAGCTGTTCCAAATTTTTTCTGTGCGGTCGATAACTTTGCGTTGCCTTGAGCATACAACGTAGTTGGTATTCTATCAGTAATTATTTCAAACCCTGGACTTTTTCCGTCAATAACAAAAAAATCTCCGTCTATGCTTTCAATAGTTCCGTTGGCAAGTAATGTGGTTCCGTCTTCTCCGTAATATTTTAAATCATTACCAACAGCAAATGTTCCGCTAGTATTGGTAATTTTTATTTTTGTTTTTCCGTCGCCGGCAAAACCACTTGAACCGCTGATAGCATACATGCCTTTGCTGGCAAAGTATGTAAAGCTGTTAAGCCATTCTACTCTAACTCCATTAGTCATGGTGATAGCATCAACACCGGGTGTAATAAATGTTACACTATGAAATAATCCTGCAGCTTCGTTACTTGCAATGTTAACTACGCTGCCGTCAAGATAAGCACCTTTACCTGCATCACCTTGATCGTATCCTCTAGGATCTGTTGGACTAGTTACTGTGCCCGCTGTTATAACTGTTATATTTCTAACATAAGGACTTCTACTAGTAACAGTCATTCCTGGAGCAAATCGGAATGCATATCCTTTGTTGTTTATTGAGTCAAAAGTGTGCCCACTAATTGTTAGATCTTCAACTGTAGTTTCACCGTTAAGTAAAAACACATCTTCTGCAGTGTTACTATCTGGTTGAATCTTTACCGAGCGAATGCCTGCACCTTTAACTGTTACCCCTACTGGGATAGTCATTGGAATTGGTTCGCTATAAGTTCCCGGATATATGTAAACAGTATCGCCAGGACCTGCTAGATCAAGTGCTCTATTAACAGATGCTAATGGATCATTTTGGTGTATACCTGAATTATCATCATTGCCGTTAGCTGCTACGTAGATGATATTACCTTGAGGTAACGCAATATTAATACCAGCAACTTCAATGCTTCCAGCAACTACTGATCCGGCATGTATAGTACTAACCCATGTATCGTTCCATCTTTTATCTGCGGAACCTAATTTATAAAAATTGTCAACATCCGGAATAATGTCACTAGTTATATCAGCATTAAATGTAATAGAATCAGTGTTTGCATCACCAAGAATAATATTTCCGTTTGCACTGATATTTCCAGTAGCATGTAAATTACCATAAACTGTTGCATTAGAGTTAATTTTAACTTCGCCGGTGCCGTTGGCACGTAATTCTAAATCTGCATTTGAATTAATAGTTGATATTTGATTTCCTTCTAATCGAATATCGTCTATAGTTAGCTTGCCTTGATACACAACGCCGCCGGACGTTGAAGTTAATTGTAATACTGGATTGGTTGTTGATATCTCATTATTAGTAAACGTTAAGTCTCCAACATTTAGTGTATTGTTAACTTCTAAATCAGTAGTCCTAGTTGTACCGTTTACTGTAAGATCGTCAGTAGGAGTAGATGTTTTAATACCAATTCTACGATTGGTTACATCTAAGTATAACAGATCTGTTTCAAACGCCAGATCAACGCCTTCTCTTAATAGATCGTCTTTAAGTAGTCCACCAGATATTTTACCTACAGCCATAATCGCCCACCGTTTTTTATATTTATCGTTTAGTGCTTAACCAAAAATCAGTGCATAAAAGTCAGTAATATCGTTGACTTCTGCCTCACTAATATAGGAGCCACCACCTGTTGCCACAACCCAAACTGTTCCTGTCCACACTTCTAAATAGCCTTCGTCCGTGTTATAACGAGTATGCCCAACTTCGGGAATTGCTGGTCTATTAGTATTATCCCCCACTGGAACTACTAAACCTGTATCTCCTAGGGCAGTATATCCTTGACCAGTACTGTCCAACACTATGTTTGCATTTATAGTTGTATTTGTAATAAGACCGTTTTTAATAGTAAACGTAGGAAGTACTACTTTTCCAGTGCCGTTGGGACGTAGCTCAACATCTGCATTAGAATTATATGAACTTATAGTATTTGTGTTAAACTCTAATGTTGATGTTCTTAGTCCGTGTGCAGTTATACCAGTACTATTAATGCTAGTTCTTTGCGTTCCGTTTGTATAAAAGCGGATAACATTGTCGCCTGAGCCAACAGTTAATTCAGGAGTAATACTTGTATTTCTATCGCCGTCTTGGAGATTGTCTAATATTATTAATCCTGCGTTTCCGTACCCTTCAAAGCTATTGTGCGTAGTATTAAATCTTACTTCACCAGCTTCGGATAATGTTCTATTTGAAGTATTACCTTTAGGAATTACTAATGCATTTGTAGCATTAAATTTAACTGACCCTGTTCCCGTCGGAGTTACCCCAATAGATGACGTACTTGTAAATGTAGAATTTACTAGGGTAATTTCTTCTAATTTTATTCCGCCTGCGGCATTTCCACGTAATTCTAAATTACTATTTGACTCTGTTGTTTTAATGACATTGCCTGAGATTTCAATATTTCCAAAGTCGTAGCCGCCTGCTGTTAGTATATTAGATACTACTATACTGCCGGCAACATTAGATGCGCCTAATACTGTTAAATTATTTGCAAAGTTGGCGGCATCTATAATGTCAACTATACCGGTTCCGTTGGCAGTTAAAATTAAATTGTTATTAAGGGTAGTAGTTCTAATTCTATTACCACTAATTCTAATTCTTTCAAACTGACTGTCACTAGTACTAGTTAAATTGCTGCTGCCAATTACAACATTAGTATTAAATGTACTAGATGGCAGAAGTTGGTTATAATTCCCTATAATATCAATGTCGCCAACTACTGTTGACGTTTTAAAATTACTAGTACCGTTAACTGTTAGGTCAACTCCTAAACTTAAACTGTCGTAAGGTATGCTTACTACGCCGGTACCGTTAGCACCTAATTCTAAATCAGTATTTGCTACTGTTGTAGTAATTAAGTTTCCTAATATATTAATATTAGTTGTAGTAAGTACTGGAGATTCAATAGAACTAAAGATTGTTAAGTTTGTAACAGTTGTATTACCAACAATAGTTAAGTCATTATTGATAGTAGTATTATCAAAAAATCTAACCACTCCAGTACCGTTGGCTTGTAAATTTAAATCTGTATCAATGCTAGTTGTTGTAACAAAATTAGTTTGTAATTGAATTTCATTAAGTTGAACTAAGTCAGTAGATGATATAGTAGATGATGTTAAATTACCAGTTAGGTTAACATTACCGGTCCTAATAGTATTACCGGTTTGTATTATTAAACCGTTAATTGCAGTACTCGATAAATTAGCTGTGCCTAATACTGTTAAATTATTTGTAATTTCAAAATTATCTGTTAGAATAGCAACGTCTTTTGTTGCAGAAAATTCTAAGTCACTGTTAGATACAGATGTAGAAATAACATTACCGGTAATAGTTATGTCGTTAACTTGTAAGGTATCAACAAATACATTGTTAAATTGCTTAGTGTTGCTACCTAATGCATATTGTTGATTTGCGCTAGGAACAATGTTGCTAATTAGTTCTGAAATAAAAGTAACACTGTCACTGCTAGTGTTACCAAATTGTGTAGTTGCGTCAACTACTGCATTGGCTGTCACTATTAAGTTGCCAGTAACTGCTGAGTTGCTTTGTAATTGTACTGTACCTGTACCGTTAGGTTGAATATCAAGATTTGAATTTAACGTATTAACACTAACTGTATTACCGTTGATATCAATTTGGTCAATTCTAATAGCACCAGTTCCGTTGGCAATTAACTCTAAATTACTATTTGAAAGCGATGTTTCAATTACATTTCCTACAATCTTTATATCGTTAGATCTTAGTGTATCAACAAATACATCATTAAAACCTTTTGTGATTGTTCCTAAATTATGTTGATTAGCAGTCTTAGGATTAATATCACTAGTTATCTCTGAAATAAAAGTAACACTGTCGCCGCTAGTATTACCAAACTGCGTATTTGTATCAACTAACAGATCGGTTGTTACTATTAAGTTGCCCGTAATAGCTGAGTTACTTTGTAGCTGTACAGTGCCTGTACCGTTAGGCTGTATATCAAAATTAGAATTTAATGTATTGATACTAATAGTATTGTTATTAATATCAATTTGATCAATCCTAACAGCACCGGTTCCGTTTGCTGTTAATTCTAAATTACTGTTAGATTGAGTAGTTTCAATTACATTCCCAACAATTTCTATATCAATAGAATTTAGAGTATCAACAAATACATCGTTGAACCCTTTTGTAGTTGTTCCTAAATTATGCTGATTAGCAGTTTTAGGAGTTATGTTGCTGATTATTTCAGCAACAAATGTGACACTGTCGGTACTGGTATTGCCAAACTGCGTGTTTGCGTCAACTAATAAATCAGTTGTTACTGTTAAATCTGTATTTGCGCGAGTGTTACTTAAGAAATTTAATGTGCCGGTTCCGTTAGATTGTAAATTTAGATTACTATTGATATTATTAATTGTAATGTTATTGCTTGAAATATCAATTTGATCAATTCTAATAGCACCAGTTCCGTTAGCACGTAATTCTAAATTCGAATTGCTTTGGGTAGTTGTTATAAAATTAGTATTAATTACAATATCATCCGTTACTACTTCAGACGTAAAAAGTGTTCGCCATCTTTTTAAAGTAGAACCAATATCGTAAGTATGCGTACTATTAGGAATTATATTACTGCCAATTTTACCTATAGTGTTGATGTTATCTAAAATAACATCTCCTAACTGTATATTTCCAGCGCCCCTAATATTTCCAGTAACATCTAAATTGCCAGTAACATATGTATTTTTTAATAACTGTACTGTACCTATTCCGTTAGGATTAATGTTAATATTTGTATCAGTGATATTTGACGATATTAAATTTGAGGTAATATCAATGGAGTTAATTTGAACTGCTCCGGTCCCATTGGCGCCTAGTTCTAAATTGCTGTTTGACACTACAGTCTTAATAGTATTACCGTCAATTACTATATCGTTAACAGATAATTTAGATGTGTAAAGATTGTTCCATAGACTAAAAGTTGATCCTAGATCTTTATTAGCAGTTGTAAATAAATTTTGACTAAAATTAGAATTGAAGTTTAAAGTGTCTAGGCTAGTATTACCAATAGTAGTAGTTGCATCTGTTACAATATTTTCAGTAATTACGTTTCCTGCAGCAGTTACATTTGATGTTACGTCAATTTGATTATTTGCGGCATCTAAAATAATATTATTAACAGTACTTGATATAGTATTGCCTCTAATTAAAATATTTCCTGTTTGTACTTCACTTGCAGTAATATCAGTAATATCAGTTCCATTAGTCAAATATAAACTATTTGCTGTAAATGCCAAACTGTTAAATCGAATAATACCAGTTGCGCTTTCTACAACAAATATATCGCCTGCTCTAAAGTCTCCAGATTGATCCATGCTGGTAAAATGTATGTCTGCACCATTTAGTGTTACAACTTCATTTTCTTGATTTACTAAAGTTAGATCATTATTTGAATCAGTGCCGCTACCAATATAGGCAAAATTATGATTGACCAAATACATTAAGACATTTGCACCGTCAGCATATGCACCATAGTTGCCGTAGACGCTTGCAGATCCAATTGCTCTAAGTTCTGCACCATAGCGTAGTGTAATGCCGTCTTGTGTTATACGTCCAGTACCTTGTGTTGCATATAGACCTTTATTGGCAAAATAAGTAAAACTGTTAAGCCACTCAACACGAACACCGTTGGTCATGGTTATTGCATCTACATCGGGTGTAATAAATGTACAGCTATGGAACAGCATACTAGCTTCGTTACTAGTAGAGTCTACTACTGAGCCGTCAACTAATGCACCTTTACCTGCTAGTATAACAACAGCATTGTTAGGGAATGACAAAGCTGCGCCCCATATAATACGGACTGCTCCTTTCCCTCCGGGTGAAGATACTGCATTAGTTGCGCCAGCACCACCACCACCGTAGTTTCCACCTCTAAAACCTTCAGTTGCAATTCGAACAGTTCCATAATCTCCGCCTGATCCTCCCCATCCGCCCTGTCCAGGCGAACTACTAGCACCAGATGGTCCTTCACCATATAACCCAACACCGCCTCCACTACCTGCGCCTGGCGACGAACTAGCAGAAGCGCCGCCCCCGCCGCCCCCACCCAAACCCGGGCCGCCTGCACCAATACCTAGATAATATTGATTAGAACCAGAGCCAATACCACCGTTGCCTGTATAACCGCCAGCACCTCCTCCTGCGCCAGGCCGGTTGCCGAATCTTACAGTGCCGCCTCCGTTGCCGCCATTGCCGCCTCCGTCCCCTACATAAGTTCCGCCCAGTCCTCCAGTAACTGTTCCGCCGGGTGATGCTATTCCAGGCTGTCCGCCAAATCCTACAACAGTACTAGTATTAATAAAGTAACTGTTACCACCAGCTAACGTAATAGATCCGGCTTCTCCTACAACAACTGTATATGCCTGGCCGGGTGTAACTAAAATATTATTTTTCCAGCCAAGTCCACCACCTCCGCCACCACTAGTTGAATCATAGTTGCTTCCGCCTCCGCCTCCACCTCCACCTACAGCTACTACACAAACACTAGTTACATTATTGGGTGCCGTCCATAAATATGTGCCAGGGGTAGTAAATAATTGTTCTCCAGTCGCCATATTATGCTCCTTGTGTAATCACTGATACATTTTGTATATAGGGACTACGAGTTGTTACTTTCATACCGGATGCAAATCTAAATGCATATCCTGTATTGTTTATAGAATTATAGTAAAAATCTTTTACTGTTAAATTTTGTACAGTTGTTTCTCCATTTAGTAAAAAACAATCTTTATCGTTAGTAGCAACTGTTGGAAATATGTTAACTGTTCTTATGCTTATGCCTATTACCGATACACCAGTTGGCACTGTTAAAGGAAATGCTTCTTCGTAATCCCCTGGATATATGTAAACTGTATCCCCGTCAGTGGCTGCAAGTAGTGCCGTTTTTATATGTCTATAAGGACCGTTAGGATGATCTCCTACATTAGTGTCGTCACCGTTAATTGCAACATAGTAGATATTTCCTTGTCGTAATGCGGGGTCAATAACAGATGAGATTCCGCCTACAATAAAGTTAGTTCCGTTTACGTTTTCTGTAAACAAATCACTAAACTTTTTTAAGTCACTCCCAAGTGATCGACTTAGACCATCTGAAATTATATCACTTGCAATATCTGCTTCAAAAGTGACAGAGTCGTTGTCGGCATTGCCAAACGTTATATCTCCGTCGTAGGTTACATCACCTGTGGCATGTATATTACCAACTACTCTAACATTACTGTTAAACTTAACTTCTCCTGCACCTGCAGGTTCTAGATCTAAATTTTCGTTAGATCGAGTAGTTTTAATTAAATTTCCAGATATATCTAAACCGCCAACTGCTAATCTAGATACACTAATAGTGCCGCCCGGCGCAGCAGAAATAACTAGGTTAGGATAAGATGTTGATATTTCATTATTAGCAAACGTGAGGTAGTCTACAGTTACCTGTGTATCTGCTAATAAATTATCAGTATTAAAAGTACCGTTTACTATTAAGGGTTTAAAGGGGCCGTCAGTGTTAATACCAACTTGTTGAGTGTTTACATCAAAAAATAATAAATCTGTTTCAAACGCAAGATCTCTGCCCTCACGTAATAGATTATTTTCAAGTAGTCCGCCAGATATCTTACCTACAAAATTGGGCATTGATTGCTCCTAGTGTAGTATTTATTTGATAGTTACTTGTCGAAGCCGTGTAGGACTGTAACGGGTTTAAGTGCTGGTACAGCTGATGTAAATTGTAGGTAATAACCTGCAGTATAGCCGCCTGGGGGGTTTTGTACTATTGTATAGTTAGTAGTGTGTAACTGAAAAACGTTTTCAACTAATACTATTAAATTTTGCCCGCCCCATGTAGCACTACTTTCTACTACAGAAGGAGGCGCAGGGTTTAATGGGCCAAACAAAATTGTTGAACCATCGCCTGTTCCTACAGATTGTTGTGTAATATTAGTTGATTCTTTAAATCTAAAACTTCTCCATTCGCTGGATTGATATCCTTCAAATTGAGATGTAGATGTATTAAATCTTATCATACCTTCTGTATAAGCAGGGGTTGATGTGTCGGGACTACGATCTGCAGTAATTCCCCTAGGCAATGTTAAGCTATAGGGTGTGCCTAATACAACTTCGCCACTGATACTAACAGCGATAGAACTGTCAGTTTGACTTTTAGAATTTAAAACTTGACGTCGTAAGTAACGCATTAGACTTCCAAATAAGATACTGTAGCAATAAGATTGGCCGGAGCTGCACTAGTAGCAATAATAGAATCGCCGTTAGTTAAAATAATTTTTTCAGTGTCAAAAGTAATAGTTTCTCCTGCCGACATTGGCAATTGATTAACTATCATGTTTAAGTTATTATCAGCTGATCCACCCGATGCTACAACATATAAATTTAGATATGTTAATCCTACTAACGGATTTAGAGGATCGTAACTGGCTTTATTACATACCATAACGGTTGTAACGGCATTGTTACCTGTACTACTAAAAAGTGTAGTATTAGTTGTTCCTATTGCTGCATTCTGAATCGCCATTTTTTATCCTTAAAATATCATGCTAAACAACAAAGCTCGTTTTTTACTAACTAGCTCGTCTGACGTTGTTGTATTTACAAAATATAATCCTGTCTTACCAGCCCCTACGGTTGATTTAGAATACACTTTATTAGTACCAGCAGTTGAGCTAGGATCACTAGATTTATTGTCTAAATTCAAATACCCGTTAATTTCAATATTTGAATTTGTTGCAGTTAAAATTAAATTATTTGCTGAAGTGTTAGTTATAGTGTTAGTAAAAATATTAACATTATCTACATCTAACCCGCCTGCGTTAATTTCTGCACGTAATGAGCCATCAACATCAAATGTTATTCTACTGGGGGCATCACCGCCTACGTCAGCGTCATGTGTCTCAACTCTAGTATCATCTTCGGCAATAGCCACTGATGTAAAATAAGCCAGAATACTATCAATGTAGTCAATCATTGATCGAATATTAGGAATAGCATCATCATCCGATCCTACTAAAATCGGAAACGATCCAGGAGAAAATGTTGGTCTAGGACTTCCGTCTGCTTCCCAGTCAGTATAATCTAAAATCTGTTGTTCGTAGTTATTTGTGCCAGTTACTGTTATGTAACCTAATCCCGAACCTACTAACGATAAATTACCGCCGCCGGTAACTACAGCAGATGTTTTAATACCTCGTAACTGATTAGGAGCACTTCCCGGAGCTATCGGGTAATTGCCAGTATCCCCAAATACAAATAATCCGTTAACAGTTGATGCAGAATTTGGATCGGTGTAAGATTCACTTTCGTCAAACAAAAAAGTAGCTAGTGGAAAAGTACCACGTACTATCTCTATTCCAGATTGTCCAGGGCTTCCAGCAACACCAGTTCCTGTAGTTTGGCCAAAATTAAGAGTAATGATTTTATCTTCAACTTTTAATTCTGTAGTTTCTATTGATGTTAAATCGCCTAAAACTGTTAGGTCACCAGTGACAATAACTTCTCCAGCAGATACACCTGTATCAAGCGTGATAGTACCCCCTGTTCTTACAGCAACTTTATAATCGCTGTTGTAGACCTTAACAATTTTAGACATCTTTTTATTTCTCTATTAGACTGCTGTTAAAACAATAACATCAGCTGACGAATCGTTTTCTAAATACCAAGTATAACGATTGCCGCTAAAATCAGTAGCAATACGTTTTGTTAATTTAGCAATAGCAACTGTTCCAGGTACTTGAGCATTTGAAGAACCAAGTAACTGTAGTTCACCTTCTGCTGCTGGCGTACCAACAACTAGTGTACCAACTCTTAAATTAGTAGATGTTAAATCGCCTTGGCTTTCGCTGTCGGTAAACGCATCAGTGGCTAAGCGTTGTACTACGTAAGTTTTTGCACCACGTTGTTTAACAGCTTGATAGTCAGTTTGAAGACCGCTGTCAGCTGCAAAATAACCACTCATTCTTATTCCAGCTTCAGTAGTTGAATAAGATCTAATAACATTTGTACCAAGTACATCTTTCTTTAGTGGACGTCCCATTTTGTTTTCTCCTTAAGAAATAACAGCGTTCTAGGCTGTACGCGGTTGGATTTCCGCATAAAATTCACCCTGTGTGAATCATACAATATATTTATCAGATCAAGAGAAAGGACCCCGAAGGGTCCTTTGTAATTAACGTACCTTGCGGTAAGTTGATTAGCTAAACTTAACTGCTGTATCAGTGATAGCAACGTTAGCCAAGTAGTCAGCTGCGTTACCTAAAGAAGAAGCAGTATTTGACAACTCAACATAACCATAACGTGTCATGAATGATACGACTGGTTCAAAAGTTGCTGGATCTAGAACAACACCGCTGCTCATCAATGGAATGTATGGGCAGTAGAATGCTGGTGCATCAGATTCGCTAGAACCTTTGTAACCAACTAGAACTGCTGTACTGTTAGCAGCATAGCTGTCAACATATACTTTCATTGCTGAATTCAATGTACCAACGAACTTAGTGTTTGTTGGAGCTTCGAATGTACCTTCTGTAGTACGAGCAAATGCACTAGTTGTAGCTGATTGCAAAATTGTCAATGCAAATGGGCTAACAACAGCGTAGTTACCTGCGCCACGACGTGTACGCTGAGCGATCAAGTTAGCAGCACGGTTGATCTGAACAGCTAAAGCAGCATGCTCATCACCAACGAATGTAGCTGTACCAGAAACGGTAGCTTGATTGTATGTCTCAACAGCACTACCACTTAGAGTACGTAGACTGTTAATAACTTCTTGGTCAATCTCAGCTGTAATCTCTTGTGCAAGAGCAGCCATGATTTCTGCTTCAACGTCAATACCTTGTTGGGCTTGTGCGTCTTGAGCAGCTTCAAACGTCCAGCGAGCTGATAACTTACGTGTCTTAGCTTCGACTGTTTGTTTCAAGATTTGAATGCTTAGTTTCTTACCTGCTAAGCCTTCTAGACCGGCTGTAGTTGTTGCTTTGGCAGAAGTAGAACCTGCGCCATCACCAGAATAGCCTTGGGCAATTAGGTATGGGCTTAGTGCTTCTTGACCTGCTGTAGCAGCATCATATGAGTCGGCATAACGCACACGTAGTGTGTGAATTTGTCCAACTGGACCAGTCATTGGTTGTACACCGACCAACTCGTTAGCGATAACTGTTGGCATTACGCGACGAATCACTGGAAGGATCACGCGGTTTAATGTTGCGACGTTTCCGGCAGAAGTAGCACCTGCGGAAGCACTTTCAGCCAAATACTTACGAGTATTTTCTAAAGTTGCTGCCATTACAGATTTCTTAGTGCCTTGAAGGCCTTCAAGAAGTGCTTCTTTTGTTTCTGCCCAACGGCCTGTTAGTAGTTCTGACATTTATTTTCTCCTAATTAATGTTTAATTCCAGCTAGACGACGCATATTAAAAATATTGCTTTCGTGTTCACTGCTACCGACGCTGTGGGTTTGTTTGTTGCCTGTTACTTCTTTTGCCTCTACTAATGCCTGTTTTTTCTTTTGTGGGGCTTCTCCAGCGATTACAGCTGGTAAGTACTTTTCAAAACTAGTTTTTAGTTTTGTAGTCTGTACACTTTCAAGAAGTTCTGTCATAATAGCTTTTTGGGTGTTGCCCAAAGGTGCTACTAATTCAGTCATAATTTCTTGACGTTCTCTACTCTCCACTAGAGTTTTAATTTCTGCTTGCTTGCTTTCTGCGAGTAGTTTAGCGTCTGCTACAGCGTTTTTAGCGGCTGCTAACTCTAATTCTTTTAGGTCTATAACCTTGAGCAATTTAGCTGATTCTGATTTTTCACTAAGATAACTGTTTTGGTATTCGCTAGCATATGCTTCGAATAATTTACGACCAAAATCGTTACGACGAGCTGCTTCAATGTCTTCTTTAAGTTGACCAATCTCTTTTGACAGAGTCTTTTCAACTGTATTCTCGACTAGTGTAGCTGCACGTTTAATAAACTTTTCTTTCATTTGTGCTAGAGCCTGACGGCCTTCGCGAACCAAACGTACCTTAGTTTCTGCAATGTCTTGCTTATCTACATGGAATTCTGCGATTTCTTGAGCAAGAGCTTCAACTACAAACTTCTCAAGTGTATGAAACTTGGAAGCCATTTGTACTTGATCTTCGTGCAATTCTTTAACTTCGTTAGCTAATTGACGAGTTACAAACTCTTTCATTAGCTTAGAATCGTTATGCATTTTAACAGCATACTTGGCCTTCATTTCGGCTAGTTGCTGACGATCTTCTACAAACTGTTGAATTTCCTCTTTTAATTGATCGCCTAACATGCGATCAATTGCTTCGATCATAACTGATTTGTCATGTGCGTAGCGTTGAGCAAATTCTTCACGTAGCTGTTGAGTTACTTCTGTGCGATTCTCGACAATGCGAGCTTCCCACGCAGCCTCAATAGACTCTTTGATCTCTTCTGAAATCACATTATTCTCAAATAAATTTTTAAGTGCGTCCAACATGTGATTCTCCTCTTGTTATCGGAGCTTGCCTATTATTCCTAATAGGCTCTCTTTGAGATATTTTTGTGCTTTTGGATCACCTTTCACTTCTTGCGCTATGCGGTAAGCATTATAACCACCACGATTATTCATCAGGTGTTCATAAATTGGTGTAGGGTATGCTCCAGGAGCACTAGGTTGAGCTACCACATCTACTGTGATAATCTCAAAATCTGATACTTCACCGGAACCGTTATCACTAACGTTTCCAGATCCGCGACTTGAAACTCCTAACTTAACACCGCTTTCTAACATAGTTCTCACTAAGTTGCCCATTGGTGTAGGTAGGATTTTTAATTTTCCATAACCATCTGCGCCGTCCATCCACATTTCTGTGACCATATGGCACACACGGTCTAGGTTAATTCTTAGATCGTCTGGATGATCTACTTCGCCTAAAACTGAATATCCGCCAGCAATTTGATCGTTCAGGGTTTTGACAGCCCTACCAATCTCTTTTGCAGGATAAACACGCTGATTTTGATTCTTCTTGTCACCTTGAATGCAAATACCTTTCATATAAAGATTTTTGCCTTCTTGACCGTCAGATTCAACGACCATTCTTGCTTGGTCGAAACTCAGGTTTTCGCGAAGATAGTTCATTGACATATCTTATTTTCCGCCAATAATACTTCTTGTATTAGCAGCACTTTCACCGGAACCTTTCTTCTCTGCTCCGTGTCCTGGCTCTTTCTTACTGAAAGCACTGCCAGCTTTTCCACCAGGAACATTTACGTTACCTGTGTTCATATCTTGTGTCTTGCTTTTGGCTAGACCACTGTCTTTACCGCCGCCCTCACCGCCTTTAGCGATGTTAGCAGTTGTACCACCCATGTCATTTTTCTTAGCTACTGGGCTTGATGTATTAGCATTGCTTTCTCCAGAACCTTTCTTCTCTGCTCCGTGTCCAGCACTTACTTTCTCAATGTACTCACGCATAAATGCATCTTCTGGCATCTTGTCCATGTCGTCCATGTCTCCCATTCCACCCATGTCGTCCATTCCGCCCATGTCGTCACCGCCCATGTCACCCATGTCGTCACCACCGGCTTCGTCGCCCATTAATGCTTCAAATTCTGCACGTAGGTCGTCTAATGCATCTTCTAGATCAACTACGCGATCTTCGATGTCATCACTACCTTCTTCGTCACCTTCGTCGCCGTCTTCGATATCGCTAACAAAGTCGTCACCGGCGTCGCCGCCTTCACCTTCTTCGTCATCTTCTTCAGAATCGTCGGCTTCAGCAAAACCAAAAGACTCGTCCATTTCTTCGTCGTCTTCGTCTTCGTCTTTGTCTTTACCTTCTTCTACTGCTTCTTCGTCTTCTTCGTCTTCCTCTGTTTGGAAGTCTTCAGATAAGATGTTTTCGTAGATTTCGCGAGATTTTTCTACCACTAATTGGTGGAAAAGTTCTTTGGCTTTGTCTTGCTCTTCAGCAATTAGAAACTCGAGCATCTGCTCGAACTTTGATCGATCAGTCATGTTTTTTCTCCTTTATATATGCAAGGCTGTCAAATTATATTTACATTAAATTGTAATATATGTAGTATAATGGTGGATTTTTAGTCTTTTTATGACCATCCACTCATTAAATTTATAAAATCTCTAAAATTTATGTTTCTAAAGTTTGGATAATACCATCCGGCATCATGAAACTTATCCCCAACAATTCTAAAATATTTTATGTCTTTATTATGTTTAATCACAGTTTCTGTTTGTCTTAACCAGTTTCCGTAGTAAGTTGCATGATCATGTGATTTTTTATAATTTTCTGTATCTGCGTAAACATTATTAAATTTTCCGTCTACTCCGTCGTAGTCAAAACCTAAAATGTATATTTCTGCTGCACCATGTTTACTAGCCATGTCTAATGCAGTTGGCCCACTGCTCCATCCTAAACTAGGTTTAAAATAGTTAAAGTTTTGAAATGATTTATATTTTTGATTAGGATTAGTCCATACTTCGTTTGTATTTTGCCACCCTAATTTGTTGATTTCTATAATCATTTTTGGGTCTACTGCTATTAAATAATCAGGTTCGCATTCTCTATACAATGCGTTACATCCGTAGACTTTACCGTATTTTCTTAATTGCGTAGGATCTATTGCAAGGCGGCTGCGCCCGTTGCCTAGTACGAATCTTCGCATAGTGCTTATGCAGCTGGTTCTGGTTGAGCACCGTACATGGTGTGAACAAATTCTAAATCAGCTTCCTGTTCTATAATATGTTGCTCACTTGCCTTACGTAGCTCGTTGATTTGTTTTAATGTTAATCGTGTTTTGCGAGTATCACCTTTAACCATAGGTGATGTATCGTGACTAGGATTGTATCTCAAGTCATTAGAAAGATTTTTAGTATCTTTATCGATGTAAAATAGTTCGCGCAAAATCATATTAATATTTATGCAACTGGTGGCGGAGTAATGGGTGCTGCTCCCGGAGCAGCAGGTGCGCCAGGTGCTGCGCCAGCAGCTGGCATGCCCATGTCAGCAGTTTCCATTCCCGGAGGAGCTTCTGTATCAGTTAGCCCAGCGGTATCATTTTCAATGTTTGCGGGACTAACACCAACTGATCGCAATTCTCCAGAACTGTCAGTGCTTATAGGACCAGATTCTTTTTGCTCTTCGGCCCATAAGCGTTCGTTTTCTGCAATTTCTTCGTCCGACAATCCTAAGAATCGTTTTAATGCAAAACGCTTGCTCAAGAACGGTTGTTGTACAATCGTACCAAACGTTGTTATTCTTTGATTATCTACTTCTGCTTGACGATAACTTGCAAAATTTTGTGGCGGTTGGAATCGTAATTCAAATAGACTTGAATCAATATTAACACCTTTGTTATGCAAATATAACTTAAATTCTTGATCAAATATAGAGCTAACTAAACTCTGCAATCGCATACAGTAGTTGTTAAAACGCAGTTCTTGAATATATGCAGTGCCTACACGACCGTCATTGTATTGTGCTTGTCCGTCATCAGAACCAGTTGGTAAGTAGCTACTTGGAATACGTAAGCCGCGGAATAACTTGTTAGTAAAATACTTTAAGTCGTCAATCTCACCTAGGTTAGTACCGCCTGGAAGTGTTTCAACTTTACTACCGCGACCTTCTGCTGTCTGCGGAAAGAAGTAGTCTTCGTTAATTGATAATGGGTTGTAAGCACTGTCGATAACGTTAGTGCCGCCGCCTGTGGCACTGGGAATACGTCTTTGATGTATTTCGTTCTTAACACGTTCAACAAAGCTCATAGCCAAGTGACTTGGCATGTTACCTACGTCAATGTAGAAAATACGTCTTTCCGGAGCACGTTGTATACGATAGATTAAAATTGCGTCCTCGAGCAGTTCTTTTTGTTTGAATACTTTAAAGATACTTTCTAATAAACTATTACCAAACGGATAGTTGTTATCTAGTCCTTCGCTTAGGCTTAGATGTATAACATGTTTTGCATCAACTGCAACTTCGTTTGGATTATTTTGAAATCTTGAGCCCGGAGTAATGGGATAAGCACTTGCTTGCCCTTGTGCGGCAGCACCGCCTGCAACATAGGCAGTTCCCCTGTTGTTAGTATTAACTTGATTAGGATTAATAGTTGTAGTTACTAGGTCTTGAAAGTTAGGATTTAAATCACGTATAACATATTGTTCTGGCGCTTTACCGTCACTCTCGTTAACAATAATTTTAGTAATTTTACCCGGATCAACATAAAACCACTTTTGAGTTTCTGGATCTCTTACAAAGAATGCATCACCGTATTTGAATACATTACGGATGATTCTAAACATTCTAGTGTCAAATTTTTGAAGTTTAAACCACTGCTGTAGATATTCTTTTAGAATACTAATTTCACTGTTAGTTGCTTTTGTTTTAAAAAAACAATTGAACGTTGTTTGATTTTCTCTATTCTTCTGTGTGCTAAATTCTGCTAAAATGTCCAAGGCAGCATTGACTTCGCTGTCCATATCCATAGTATCGTATTGTAAATAACGTTCAACCCGATTAGGTGCGCCTGTATAAACATCAGGCAAGTAAGAACTATAGTTTGCACGAGCGGGACCAGGGCGAGACATGCCGTTACCCACTGGACTGTAGGTACCGTTTTGATTGTTGTTATTAGCGTTAACTGGCGTAAAAAATTTCTTCCAACTCATTATGCACTCCTATATAAATCGCCCGATAGACTTTTAGTTGCACGTAACTGCTGGCGGCCAGCTTGGCTCATATCTTGGTTTACTGATAACATTTGTCCCATCAGTTTATTTAAGCTATTTAAAGCAGATAATACCTCACTATTGAAGGAAGAACTGTTTTCCGAAACAACTGATTGAGTTGGAGCTGTATCAGCAGTCATTGTTGATGGATCTGGCATTTTGAATTTTTCAGACATCATTTTTTCTATAGAATCGCCTATAGATTTTAAAGATTCGGGTCTTAGATCTCCTGTGGCTTTCATAGATCCAGTTGATCCTACACTTTCTAATAAACTAGTAAGGCTGTTTTCTGTTATTGAACCTTCTTTAGAGTTAATAGATCCGGTTGATCTTGCATTGTCTAGTAGGCTGTTAAGTCTATTTTCTGTTATTACACCTTCTTTGCCATGTAGCATTGCCAGTGTGCCTTTACCAAAATCTTCAATATCTTTTCCTATTGCACCAAAAGACCCTGTCTGTCTTTCTGGCATAGGCGCTACTGCAGGAGATTGTGTAACCGTTGGAGCAGGCGCAGGTGTTACTGCTGGGGTAGGTGCTGATGTAACCGTCGGAGCAGGCGCAGGTATTGCTCCGGGCAGGCCTTGTATTGCTCCTTTTAACATAATGTTAGCAGCGCCTTGTACTGCTAGATCAACAATATTGCCGCCAACAGTTATTTTTTGAAGTTCTTTAAGGGCTCCTTCAAAAATACCTTCTTTTGATCCTTCTCTGCCAGATACTCCAGGTATAGGCTTTGCACCAGGTAGTGTAGGAGCTGTAGGAACATTTGATTCTTTTGCAGCTTCTTTTAAAGATTCTATAGTTTGTTTAATTGTAGAAGTATCGGACTGTAATACCTGTTTTAAATACTCTTCTGGACTTGTTTGTTTTGCTTCTGCTTGTTTAGCTATCTGCTCTCTGTAAAAATCTCCCTTTTTACCTTCAGTCTGAACCATTGTACCTAAATCTCTAAATGCTTTCTTAAATGATTCGTCACCTTTTTCTAAAACTCCGCTTTTAGAAGCATCGGAAATTGCAGTTTGATATTGACTTTTAGAACCGGGGCCGCCGCCTACTAGTAATTGCCCAACTTTATCAACCATTGCTTCAGTTGATTTTCTTGTTCCTGACATAGTTGGAGACACATTAGTAGCATCTAAGTTCTTAACAAATCCTTTAAGTGCTTTACCAACTTCTCCGTCGTCTCTTAACGGTTTAGCTAGTCCAGAAATTAAACCAGAGCTCACATCTCTTAAAGAATTCTGTAACTGTATAGTGCCTTTAGTAACTGCATCGCCTCGACCTTGTTCGTCTTTAATTTCTTTATTTCTAAGATCGGCCATTTTCTTTTGGCCTTCTGTAGACTTAGGATCAAATCCTTCTGCTTTAACTCGGTCGGCAAGATTGCCTTTTAGATCAGATGTTAGACTATTGAGACTATCAGCATTTTGTCTAGTACTTTCTATTATCTTAATTGCAGTAGCATCACCTTGTTCAGCAAGATTAGTTATTGCTGCTCGTTTACTTTGATTAGCAAATGCTGTTGCTGCTCTATCTGCTAGATCTTTTGCTTCTTCTGCTCGTCCTGCTCGAGCGGAAGCTCTAGCTTGCATTAATAGTTGTGTTGCTTCGCCTCCTGCTAAAGAAAACAATTTAGCATTTTCTTTACTTGGGCGGCCCATTGCAAAAACATCGTTTGTTAACGATTGAAATGCTGAACCACCTTTACCGGCTGCTGTATACATTAGCTTGTATGCATCTTCAACACCTTTACCGCCTTTGGCAATAGCACCGTCTATAGCTGCTCTTATCTGTCCACTTTCTTGTGCTTTTTTTACTGCTGCTTCTTGTTCCTGTCTACTCTTGCCTGTTATTTTAGAAACAGCATCCATTTCTGTAGCTAGAGAAACAATTGATTCTCTAGCTGCCTTTCTATCTGCTTCTTCCATTAAATTTCTAGAACGGGTAGTGGTCATGTAAGATGCAGTTATCTGATTTATTTCTTCAGTTGAGTATCCTAATTCGGTTAACTTACGGCCAGCTTCACTGTCTAATAAATCTTGACTAAATCCTGCAAATGCCTGTGCGCCTTTAGTAACATTGCCACCTAAGTTTGAAAATCCATCTGAGTTATTTTTTACAACTCTTCTAAATTCATCAAAGTTTAATCGAGTCTTAGCTTGAGCTTCGGTCATCTCAACAATACTGTTGTTAAACCCTGCGCCTGTAGTGCTGAGATCTCTAAAATTATCTACTGACTTTTCAACGTAGTTAGTTACTCCGTTTAATCCGCTACCTAATGTACCTATTACTCCGCTAATCTTTGAGCCTTCTGCACCAGCTCTATCAAAATTTGTACCTAATGCTTTAGTATAATCACTAATTCGACCCGAACTATTGATTAATAAACCTGTCCAATCTGCAACTGTTTTTGCACTGGCGCCCATTGTTCCGGCAAATTCTTTTGCAGCTTGGTTTTCTTTTGGACCAACTGACGGGCCATTACTGCTTTGACTAGCGCCACCGCCGCCGCCACCGCCAGCAGAACCCCCAGTTAACCAACCTTTTTGGTATGCTGTCTCTAATACGTCAAGTAGATCTTTTTTATCCATTTAATTTTTCCGGAAAAAATGCGTATATAAATACGTTACCATATATTTATCTGGAGTTTACATGTCATCTTTTAACCCGTTGCACAAATATTTTAGACAACCTAAGCTGTTCTTAGCAGCACCTAGTCGAGGAGTATTCTATACAGAAGGCACTATACAAGGAGATCATCAAAATATCCCTGTATGTGCAATGACTGGAATGGACGAGTTAATATTAAAAACACCAGATGCATTATTCAGCGGGGAATCTACTATTAAAGTAATTGAAAGTTGCTGTCCTAGTATTAAAGATGCAGGTAGTTTACCAGGCATTGATGTTGATGCATTTGTAATTTCAATTAGAATTGCTACCTACGGAGAAAAAATGACTGTAGAACATAAATGCAGACATTGTTCTACAGACAACGATTACGAAATTGATTTAGGAAATATGATTGCGTATCTACAAGGATGCCAATGGAAAGGTAGAATACAGATTGATGAGTTAGTCGTTAACTTAAGACCGTTAACTTACAAACAAATTTCGCAAAACTCTATTGATTCTTATAGCCTACAACGACAGTTAATGAATCTAGGTGATGCAGATCAAATGTCTGAAACTGAGAGACAGGCACTAATGGATTCAATTTACAAACGCCTTACTGATATTCAAGTTAATACTACTATTAATCATATTGAAAGTGTTGAGTTAGGAAACGAAACTGTTACTAATCCATCATTTGTTAACGAATGGTTAAGAAATACTGAAAGCAGTGTATACGAACAAATTAAAAAGAAGATTGAAGAAAATAGAGACATTTGGAAAACACCTAACTTAGATGTTAAGTGTAGCAACTGTGGTGCAGATAATCAAGTTTCTGTTACAATGGATCAATCAAGTTTTTTCGAACGAAGCTCCTAACCTTAGACAACTCTGAAATTGAATCTTTTATCAAAAGATTTGAAAATCAGTGTAAACAGATCAAGGATGAAATCTATAGGATCAGTTGGTACATGAGGGGCGGTGTAACAGCTAACGATCTACTATACAATCTAAGTTATGAGGACAGAGAAATAATGTCTGAAATAATTAAAGAAAATATCGAAGCTACTAAAAAAAGCGGCTTAAATCTAATTTAATTAATACCTAGTTGTTTTCTAACATCGTCAGCTGATAACTCTGGAGGTGGAGTAGTTTGAGCTGGCTTTGTCGCAGATGGAGTAGTCTGTTGTCTTGCTGGGCCTGCTTTTTGTTCTTTCTCTACACCTTTCTTAATAAATTCAATACCTTGATCAAATGATTGCCCTGCTTGCTCGCCTAAGGCGCCCATTGCCCATAATAATGTTTCTGTAATAAACTTTTTACCAGTATCGGTTGCTAGTAGTGCTGCCATTGCTCCGCTTAATAGCTCAATTGATACCGCTCCAAATAACATAGCACCTGCGGCAATTCCTGCAGGAACTGCACCTACAGTTCCTGCAAATATGGCTGCACCTACGCCGCCAGTAGCCATACCTACTTGTAAAATCTTAACTAGTCTTGACGATATTGCGTATTGTGATCGAACAGCTATCATAAATGTAGCTGCAACTACTGCAGCTTCTGTAGCAATTACTTTTGAATATTCTTGACATTCTCTAGACCATTGTTCTTTAGCTTTTTCAGTTAATGTACTGCTATCGATTGCAGAATATATTTGATCTGCATTTACTTTTTGCAAATCATATTCGCCAGCATCTGTCATATTGTCAGCTTGAAATTGTTCTAGCTGTTCATCAGGGTGCTCGTTTTTAGCATGAGCTTTTAACTGTTCTACTTGTTTCCACCAAGAATACGCTAGAGTTGAAGCTCCTGCAAGATTAAGTAGTGCAACTGCCCATCCAGTTGCGCCTTTAGGTTTCCACCCTACATCTGCCCACGGTGCTTTTTTTGTTAAAACAACCTGTTCAAGTTTAGCTCGAGCTTTTCTTCTTTGTTCAGGAGTTGACTTATTCCATTTTTTTCTTTGTTTTTCTGTGGGTGCTTTTAAACCAGGAACCCGCTTACCTGTTTTAGGATCAATTTCTGGTGTTGCTTTTCGTTTATCCCAATTGCTCTGTGCAATATTCTTAGGATCTTTAACCCAAGCATCTGCAGAAGCCTTATCAGGAAATGTCTTAATAGAACCATTATCCATCTGTACCTGATAATTTCCTCTCGGATCTAATGTCATTAGTACTTGAGGATCTTCTGCAATAATTTGATATACTTTCATAGTAATGTATTTATTAATGATGTACTGCGTACATCTGTTCTTCGCTTGCGCTCGAACTATTTTTCTTTTTATTTAATATGATTAATGCGAAGCATTTAAATATTATCTAGATTGTTCAGTCACACTTTGCCCTAGCCGGGCAAAGAAAATTGAACATTATCTGAGTTGCACAATCCACCTAGCGTTACAGCATTACAGAGGCGGTCATCCGGTACCTCGAGCTGTGTCTTTATATGACGGCGG